AATATTACTGATAAATTAGATGAATATTTTCAAAGAAGAATTATAGATGAATTAAAATAAATTTATTTTTTTTATAAATAAAAATTAAAGTAAATATATATATAAAAATGACTTCATATTGGACCGCATCTGACAAAATTCCTATCTCCCAAAGAACCGTTCGTATTCCTTCTGTAAATGGAACGAATTATTCTGCTGGACAAGAGATTAGACTTCGTATTGACCCAACTTTAAAATTTTTTAATCCGCAAGAGACGGCACTTGAATTTAAAGTAAAGATTACTCCGCCTACATATTCTGCGAGTGGTATTGATAATCTTCCTTGTCCGACTAGATTACAGTTAGATTCTCATATAGGGGGTCAGGTTTTAATCAGGTCTCTTAGAATTCACGACAATAATGGGGTGTTACTTGAGGAACTAGAAAATTATAATTCTTTAGTATCTTTGAAATATGATTATCATACAAATGAATCTCTTAAAAATAAACGTGCTATGACAGAAGGAGCATCTAAACATATGATTCAAACCCGAGGCACAGTTGGATCAACTAAATCTGATGGAAATAACTGGTATAATCCTGAATATACTAAACAGTTTAGCGAGAATAGTCCGATTACAGCATCTTTCACATCTGCTGATTTTATAGATGCAAAATTATTAATCCCCCTTCATTCTGGTATTATGAGCAGTGAACGTGTGTTCCCAAATATGCTTCTCGGTGGAATTACTGTAACCCTTTTACTTGAAGATTCCAATAGAGTATTCCGTCAAGTAGATGGTGTGATGAGGTTTAGAAAATTAACTCTGAATCCTATGTTTTTAGATAGAAAGAACGCAGCTGGTGCGAATGCTAGTGTTCCCACAAATGGATCATTTAGTTCAGTCCGTCTTCGTCAAAGAAATAATATTGGACTAGGTGTTCCATCACAGTGTCCTTTTGTAGTAGGTGAGAAAATTGGTTTCCAGAGATATGTAAATGGTAACGCTTCTATTGTCGTATTTAAAAACGCATCTCACGAACCTGTTATTAAAAGTATTGAAGCGGATGCTGAATATGTAAGATTAAATTTTAATGCTTCTGTTGAAGTAGATGGTATTGGTATGGACTCAACAGCTCAGGATATTTTTCTTTTTAGTAAATCAGTTGAAGATGCTACAAGTTATGATCCAACTTATACAGTATCAGATGTAAATCTTATAGTTCAAGAGGTTATGCCACCTGCTCAATATGAATCAACTATGATGAGAAAAATGAAAGAAGGAGGAGTTATTAATTATGATTTTAGTTCTTTCACAACTTATAAATATTCACAGTTATCTAGTGATAGAGTTGCTAATATTCGTCTTCCTATTAATAATAGTCGTTGTAAATCTATTTTATGTATGCCTACTGATGCTACTGTTTATAATTCTAAAAATTTAATCAACGCAAGTATAACTTATCCAATATCCAAACCAACTGGAACGACTTTTACAAGTGATCCTAATTTTATTTTACGATCAAATCGTGCTGGTCTTGAAGGTATAATTGATGAAGTATCTTCTTATCAGTGGTTATATGATGGACGATTACAACCAAATCGTCAAGTTCCACTTACTAAGACGGCAACAACTACATCTATTGATGCACAACATCTTATTGAACTAGATAAAGCATTATCGCAAGCAGGTATTACAGGACATTCTATGGCAAGATTTAATAAAAATTTTCTTATCGGTCGTGCTCTCGCTCTCGGAGATGCTGTATATGACGCTCGTAATAAAGATTTCTCTCTTCAAGTTAATTATGAAACCGCAACCGCTCCTGCTTTCAATAAATTATGGTTATCTTTTGTAAGCCATATTCGTAGTATCCAGATTTCTGGAAACTCCGTCTCGGTAGTCATATAAATACAATTTTCTAATTAATTTATTTTTTTTTTTATTTAACATATTAAAACAAATGTCAAATAATCAAGCTGGATCAAATTCTTATCTTCAATTATTTCCAAGTAATCAACCCAGTAATGGTACTATTTCGTATCGTGATGGTAATCCTGTTATATCTTTTATTTTAGGTGAACAAGACCGATATTTAATTGGTTCGTCTGTTCGTCTATGTGGTAATATTTCAATATATAAAGCACCTGCTGGTAATTTTGGAACAATTCCTCTTATCACTGATGATGTAGATGTATCACCGAAATTATCTACTTATGGAATGCTAGATCAGATTGTAATCTCTTCTCAAAAAAATAAGAATGTAATTGAACATGTAAGACACTATGGTCGTTATTTAGCAAGTTATCTTCCAGCAATATCTTCCATTCAAGAAGCACAAAATCATCTAGGTGTAACAGCTAATACATTTCCAAATAATTATGGTAATTCTAATCAATACGTTAATAATGTTAATGGTTCGGCAGCAGCGGATAGAAATTTCCGTGGTAATTCATTCTGTATTAATATGCCGACAGGATTTCTAAATTCTAAACAGCCTATTGGTCTATCTGGTCGTGGATGGGGGACTGGTGGTCTCATGTTCGATATACACCTAAGTCCAGACAGTCAGTTTATAATTAATGGTGATGGAGCACATAATCAATCATTTTATCAACTATCAAATGTATCTCTTATATGTGAAGTAATTAATCCTAGTGTTGATGAATTATCCCGTCTTATGAAACAAAGTTCTGCTACTATGGAATATAATGCGATATCTTCTTATTACACAAGTCTCGCAAGTAGTAATGCTATTATTAATTTCCGTTTAGGATTATCTCGTGTTTTAGGAATTTTTATGAATTTTATTCCATCAACTTATTTAAATAATTTAAGTTTTGATAGTTATCAGACTATGCCTCTTATTAATACTTTAACAACTGATGGTATTGCTCCTATTAAACAAGTAATATTTACACGAGGTGGTGAACGAATGCCTCTTCAATATAATCTTGATACAAATGTTCGTGATGATGCTACATCTACTGTCGCAGATCCACAATTATATAGAAATTTTATGAATGCTTTTGTTCCATATATGAAAAATCAAAAAACCCAGATAGGCCCAATCACTAGTAATCGTATTGGAGTTACGGATACATCCGCATTTGCTGATGCTGGTAGTATGTTTGGAGTAGGAGTTTCGTTTGATAGTATCAGCGGTCAAGGAATAGATTTCCGTTCAGAGAACTTCGGGGCTCAACTAGAAACTGGTCTCACCGCAGATAACCCTCATTCTGCTTTCTTATTTGTTCGTTCTCAACAAACCCTTGTAATGTCTCCAACTGGATTACAAGTATTAACGTAAATAAATTATTTTATTCTTAAATTTTTTTTATATATTTATATAAATGGATTCTCCAGCTACCACAGATGAACGATCTAAAATTCCAGACTTAATGAAAATCGGGAGCATTCCTTCTGATTTATCACAAGACGTGGACACAGAAGTTTTGGATCCTGTAGTGATAGGAGATAATTTTGCTCGCTTTGTATTAACTAATAAAGGTTTCTTACATTCTTTTTCCAAGATTACTCTTGGAGTTCTAAAATCAGAAGAAAATGATGATGCTCGTTCTACTTTTCCAGTAAATGTAGGAATTCATAGTCTTATTCAACGATGTGCTCTTCGTATCGGTACTACAGTAGTTGCTGAAATAGATGACTTCAATCACTGGATGGGATATAAATCTATGTTTATTGATAATGATATTAATTATGAACGTGAAACTTATTTAACTTCTCGTATCATGGCGACAGAACTTGCATATGATAATGAAATAAATGATCAAAGTAATCTTGATGCTCTACATCTTACTATGAAGAGTGATTCTGAACCTGTTCAAAATGCTGCTGGTGATGCTAGTGATACTAACGCTCCTCGTGTTATAACTCTTGAAGGTGAACCAGTATTTTCTGTATCTGTTGCAGACTTATTTCCATTCCTTCGGTTCAATCAATTACCCTTATATATGATTGATCAACAGATTTCAATTGAATTATATTTTCAACCAGAAGCTACTAAAAAAAGATGTGTTCATAAAAAAACTGATGAAGCACAAGGTCAAACTTGGAAAATTAACGAAACACAAGTAAAATTTGTTGCTGATTATATTTACTATGATGGTGACCTTATGGAACAATACAGAAATGCTAATCGTGTGATGAACTGGACTTATACTGACTTTCGTCTAAATAAACGGTCTTTTACACAAGCACAACTACAAGACCGTGTTGTTATGGATGTTGGTGGAGCGGGTCGTCTATGTAATAAGATTATCACAACGTGTGCCTTGACCCTTGGAACACCTGATACATCTCTTACTAATGAATATAATTCTATTGCACCAGCAATTGCTAATAATAATAATGGAGTATTTACAAATAATCTTATATATAATGATAACCGATTATATCCTATTGACAGAACAAATTCTGCTCTACACTTTCATGATCTAGTTCAAACTGAACAAAATATTCCACATATATCCCGACAGATGTGGGCGAAAGAAGGTGGTTCACTATCTACTAATATGAAATATATGAATTATGAACCTTCTAGTTCGACAGAAGGTCTAAATGGTAAGTTCTTCTATACTGGTTATAGGTTGAATAGAAATGAACGTGTTAACAGTCGTGGTGTTCAACTTGAATTTAAATATTCAACTATTCTTGCTGGTAATTATATTCACAGAACTTATTTAGAACTCGTAAAGACTGCTACATTAAATAACGGTAAATTCTCTACTGAATTTGCATAAAAAAATATTAATATATTAATTTAGATTAATTTCTTACATTTCTATATTCTTTTCTAAAATCTATTTTACATGGAAATTGTTTATAACATTTAGAACCAACTATTACAAATTTATTTCTATCTAAACCAACATAAAAGTTTTGAACAATATTTTCTTTTCCACAAATACATACTGATGAATGTGGAATACATTTATTTTTTAAATATATTTTATTTAACTTTAATGGAGGCAACATAGTTCCTCCTAATAATTTAAAATTGTTATCAATATCATGATAACTGAAACCTTGTTCATGTATACCATCTCTTAATTCAGACCAGATACTCATTATTTATATTAATTATATTCATATTCTAAAATCAAATTTATTAATTCAAACAACTTTTAAAAAAATATTAATATATTAATAT